CTTCATCATTAGTAGCTTCTGAAGGGATTATTACATCTTCCCCTACCATTATCGAGTAGTGGTATGGAGCTTTACCTGAACCAATAGTAAAATTGACTTCTACACTTTCCTGCCCTACGCAAACAGAGGAATTATCCACTGCTAGATCGAAACTTGAGCAACAGTCTACTAACAGGCTATGCTCTGACGTACATCCGGTATTTACATCCGTAAACACGACCAAATGTTCTCCCTTAGTTAGTTCGGAAGGCGCACCTATTGAAGCAGGTGTTCCGTCAATACTCATGCTATAATTCCCGCTTCCACCTGATACAGAGAAGTATAATTCTTCTGTGTCGCAGTCGTATCCTAAATCCTCTACTAAAAGCTCCGCAGGAATAAGTTCTAATGGTTCATAACAGTCATCACAAGTATGGTCTTTCAGCTTAATAGCTATTTCAGTAATAGAAGTCGAAATTGTATGACTTCCACTAAATACTATTTGACCATTAGCTGCTGTGAACTCTTTTACTTTCCGCCCATTCAAATGAAGTTCATAAACTTGCCCCCCTATGCTGTTAGACTGACATACGTTAAATGTATTGGATGATGCCTTTAACTTAATGGTTTTGTTACAATCTGCAAGTGTGTAAACCAATCTTTGAGTTAGATCATTTGGATTACAGTATCGCAATTTGCTGATTGCACCACTTTCTGGACAAGTGTAGAATACAGATTCATCACAAGCACAGTCAGACTCTAATCGGTAAAACTTACCGATTTCTACACCTTCTGCTACACTAATCCACCCATCTCGGAAATATCCGGGGCTTTCTTCGGTAGCGTATGCTGATCTGAATTTAGTTTCATTTCCCTGAGTAGTTGATTTATACCAAGAGAAAATTGGGTTTCGATTAGAGGCACTTTCTAATACTTTATGTTTTCTAAATGTACTAGTTCCGCCAGATATTTGACTGTATTTAATGAACCCGTTTCCACCGTTGGCTGTGATTCTGTATCTAACAATAGAATCTTCTTCGCTGTATGAACAGCTGTTTTCAAAATTTAAAGTTTTACGTTTGAGGATAAACTCCACCTCAACTTCTCCTACTGTAACTGTTTCTCCTGTTACAGGATCTTGTTTAGTAAATCCGGGAGGATTGAAGTTCAACACTCCTGTCTGTAAGGTGTCTATTCCAGCTAAAGAGAATATTTGACTAAATACAACATCCTCAGCTACGGGGGTAGTATAGCTTGAGCTTCGTTTCTTCTCAATAACCCGTACTTGTAAATTGCCTGAAAGAGGTAGTTCATTTGCTATTCCAGTTTGACTAAGCAGTGGGATATTTAAGATACCCTCTTCATCGGCATCTCCTTTTCGAAGTTCTACTAAGAAGTTAATGCCTCGTATAAGCTGATTGGAAGGGCCCACCGACTCAACTTTAACACCCATAGAGAGTCTATCGCATTGACAACCCTTGTCGGTCACTAAGATACCCTCTATGGCGCAGTTGTCATCACGCTTATTAATCTCGAACCTATCAGAACACTCTAACCCATCATCTTCGCACCTCCCAGTACTTTCGTTGCACTCACACCCCGGAACATCTGCGCAGTCTTCGCAATCGAAGTTGCCGCAAGATACGCATTTTCCGTGGTAGCATCCGCAACCCTCGCCACAATCCTCTGGACCAGAGCAAGTTCCACTGCACTTGTTGTCAGCATCTACACATCTTGTACCTAAACATTCACAACCTAGTACGTCGTCACACTCCGCTGTAGAGCAGTCTAATGTGTTACAAGGCACACATACTCTGTCTTGACATCCGTAGCCGTCAGGACAGTCTGTGCCGTCCTCACAAGGTATCTCATCGCAAGGGCTATCGTCATCGCAAGGCAGACAGGCGCACAAATCAGAACTTATACGCTGACAGCCGTGATTAGCTTTGTCGCAATCTGGTTCGTCACAATTACATAGCTTTACACAATCGTCGTCGTAGCATACGTATCCGTCTGGGCATTCTCTCGGAACACACCCATCCTCTGTACATTTCTTACATGGTCCACAATCTCCGTCAGTTTCACATGGAGGTGCTGGTATGCAGCCTTCTATAGGATCATATACATAGCCGGGAGCACACTCACACTCTCCGTCTTCTGTACACACTTCGTTAGGTCCGCAATGTCCACTATTAATACATCCAACGCATTCTCCTGTTTCAGGATCGCATACACCGCTTCCGCAGTCTTTAGGTACACACTTTCCGTCAGCTGTACAAACTTTGCATGGTCCACACTCTCCGTCCTCATCGCACTCACGACAAATAGTTCCGTCTTGAGTTGTTCCGGGAGGACATTGACACTTACCTTGAATGCATTCTAAGCCCCCCGGGCAGTCTGTGTTGTCAGAACATTCTCCGCATTCCTCTGTGATCGGATCGCAATGTTCACATTTCTCAACACACACCCCTGCATCGGAGCAAGTCTGACAAACCTCACAATCTCCATCTGTGTTACAGAAGCAAATTTTATGAGTTTGCGGAGGACATGAATCACAATCAGGACAATCTATATGTACGTGTACACAAGATACATCGCAATTATCTAATAGAGTGATTTCGATACACTTATCATCACACGAATCGCATGGTGTAACTAAACAATCACTGTGGGGGAAGTCCCCCCTTTAAAATATTTTCGAGACAAAATTTCTTTTTCTGTATCATATAAGTGGATTAACTTAAAACACAAATTTCTTCGCAAACACTACCTGCTGGAGAGCAATTCACAACTCCCGGACTACCCGAGTTGAAGGATTTGCTACTACTCCATGACCCAGTACCTGTTTTCGCTATTGTATAATTTATTGTTATTGGGAATAATGACCTTGGAAAACATCCACAAGCCAATTCAAATATTACATTTATATTACCCGAACAAGCCCCTAGTCCGGGTAAACAGTTTTGTACGTCAGCACACGTCCTCGAAAGTAGATAACTGTTGGTAAACATTCCAAAAGTATTTGGACTTGTTACAGATGTTACCGTTACTGTTATCGCTCCACCAGAGCAGTTTGCCCCTAACCCTGGTACACAATCAGTTACGCTTGTTTGTAACCCTGCGCAACATACGTATGTCAAGCTCTGTTCCGCCATTATCTTATTAAAGTTAAATTAAATGTTGTATTGTCACCTACAAGTGGACAGTTGTCCCTGAACACATACACCTCTACCGTTGTTATTCCTGTTCCACTCCACGTGTAAGTTCTAGTTCCGCTCGGGTGTGGGGCTGTCAAAACGGTTCCCCCGTTAAATTGTACTTTGTCCTCAGATGTCAAATTGTTCACCCGTATTTGCATATTACTGGTTCCACAAAGTTGAGTTAAAGTAATTCCTTCTGGACAACAATTAACTTCTGTTAAAGTAACTTCATCGTATACAGGACTACACCCATCTCTTGTACCCCAAAGCCTAATTGTTTCTGGGAGTGATGGAGGTGTATAATTACTAAGAGTATTTCCTGTGCCTAATACTGGACCAGACGGACTTGTGCCTCGCCTCCACGTAGTCGTCCTACCTAAAGGGTACGTATAATTATTTAAAGTAGTACTTTCACCTGCACAAAGTTGCGTATTACCGGTTATACTCACAGTCCCCGCACAGCATTCTGCCGCCTGACTTATTACAACAGACTTAGTTCCAGATCCCGTAGGACATTTGTCGTTTGTATAATGTAAAGTCAGAGTCTGTGGAAGAGTTGTTAGAGTATAGTTCGATATACTTAGTCCCGGAGGTCCTATGTTCGTACTTCCATGCTTCCACTGATATGTCCACCCTGAACCTGATCCGTTTGTTGTAGCTGATAGATTTATTGTGTCGTTTACACAAACCGTCTGATCGGATGCAGAAACCGCCGTAACTTCCCCGTCGCAGCAAGATGAGCTGTAAGAGAAGTTCAAAGTTGCCTCTAAAGGAGTACATCCTGTTTTAGTAGCACGTAAGGTTACAGTTGTCCCTGTTATATTATTATAAGTCACATTGGCGGAACTACCGATTATCTCCCCGGATGGACTTGTTCCCTTTCTCCATACGAAACTCCACCCGCTAGTATTGCCAGATGTATTGGCTACCAGACCTATACTTCCTGTAGGGCAAATTTCACCAGAACCTGTGGAAGGATTGATTCCTAAGTTACAACAGGTAGAAGCTTCTGTTAGAGTGATTTGTTTTGACCCCCCAGTACATCCCGATTTGGCGTATGTCACGGTAACAGTAACTGGTAAAGACGATGGAGAATATCCGTTCAAAGTAGTCCCGGTTCCTATTGTTCCAGACGAATCTGACCACGTGTAAGTCCAACCCGATGTATCTCCGCTTATATTAGCTGTTAGATTAGTTGTGCCCCCTACACATAAAGGATTCTGAGATGCTGATACACTGTTCACAACTCCTGTACAATCTACACAGGAATCTAATGATATGGATCTTGTGGAAGATTGTTTAATGCAACTGCTCAAACCAGTACCTCTTTTAGCCCGTATATACCAGTGGTATGAACTATTAGGCATTGAAAGATTGTAAGTAGCATTCCACAACAATCCGCTTTGGACTAATTGGTAAGGTCCCCCAACTCCCGTCAAACTTCTGTAAAGTTCTACCGTATATTCTGTGTAATTGTATAAGTCTGTTAGATTCCACGAAAGACTAACACTCTCCCCTTGACACGCAGAGTTTTCTGATTGAGAAGTGCTTATAGCCCCACTACAATCTCTACTAACATTTATTACGATATTTTTAGTAAATTCACACCCCTCAGAATCCGTTGCAGTTATTGTGTACGAAGGACTTTGTCCGTAATTGAACGGACCCACTGTTACTGACGATTGACCGGAGCCAATGTTACCACCAGAATTAGACCACTGATACGTGAATCCCCCCGGAGTGCCCGTAGCACTCGCACTGAGATTTACGTTTTGTCCTTCTGTAGCATTTATTGTACAAGTGCTTCCGCTACATCCAGTTTGACCCGTAACAGTTATTGTTGCGGTATTGTCCCCACAATCTTGACAGGCTGGATCATTGATTGCTCTAACCTCTATAGTAAAAGACTGTTGAGTAGAACACGACACTTCGTCATATTCATAGGCCTTCATTATTATATTATGGGTTCCGACCGAAAGTCCTGAAAACGTTTGTGAATGCGTACATTCCGTATTTCCAGCACATTTATCGGGAGAAGTTCCGTAAGAGGACCCGTTTACAGTGGTCACGAACTTCACTGGAGCTGCTTCCCACGAATCGTGAACAATTAGTGTTTTTGAAACGCTTTGCCCATCACAAATAGACTCGTTGCTTATTGGGTCGGAATTTATTTCACAGGTTCTACATACCTGAAATGTCTTTGTAAAGCTCACAGCTGGTACAACGCATGACCCATCGGACCCGTATACTTCAAGTCTATATGTACCGGATGTAGTTATGTTATAGTTAAAACTATTTCCCGTTCCAGAATCTACTTCACTGCTACTTCGATACAACTTCCATTGTACAGTTTCAGATCCCGAACAACTGCTTTTACTCACTGCGGCCGTTATCGCCTGAGGTACACATCCCGTCTCAGAGCTTGTTGTATTCGATGTAATTGTTTGATTTGTATCAGATCCCCATCCACTTGTCAAAGTAATCCCGTATTCACAATCGCATGGTTCCGATACTGTTAAAGTCTCTACTTCGGAATTAACAAAACAGTATTGAGCGTATTCAATTTCTGCATATATGTTATATGCCCCAGCAGATGATGTATCAGGATAAAAGGAGGTTCCAGTAAATCCTGTAAAAACCCCATTGACATACCACTTTTGACTTAACGCCCCGCCTTGATTATGGGTTATTTCCACCGCATCGTCAGGCTCTACATTCCAACCAACGTCAGAAGCTAACTCAATGTTTGGTTCGGGAGGGCAGTTAATACACTCCGGATCTGAGTCGTCTAATACGGTATACTCTTGTGTAGTATCTGCCGTCTTACCTTTAGAATCTTCTACATGAATATCGAAATCATATGCTCCGTCTGATACGCTGTAATCTAAGTTAGTGTTTACATGTATATTAGACCCTGATCCGCTTCCAACTAATGCTGTTGTGATACTATCCCTTACCTCCCACATGAAAGGGGGTGTCCCAGATGTTATTTCAGCAGTGATAATTAAATCAAAACCCTCACAAACAGTCGTAGTTTCAGAATCTATGTTAATTACTGGATTTGGACAAGAGTCTTCCACCAAGGTTAGGGGTTTAGCTAAAAAGCACCCACTGTTGTCTGTCAGCTCTAATGTATAGCTATCGTTACCTGTTATCGGAACTGTTATATTTTGGACTGAACTTGAAATAGTTCCTGTCGCTAAACTTGACGAGCTTTGTTTTAGATCATATGCAATGTCTAAATCCCCAGATAACACTTGAACAGTTATGTCATGTGTAACATCTCCTGCACAATATTCTACATTGTTAAACGATACGTTTACAGGGGGTTTATACATGACAAAAACTGTATCAGATTTCTGACACTGTTTATTGTCTTCTACTTCTATGTAAAATGAAGCCCCATCGTATGCGCTTAGATCTGCGGTTATATTCTCCGTTGAAGATGTTCCGCTGTCAAGAAGTGTTCCCTGTGGTTCGTCATAAACAGTCCACACGTAGTCTGATTCCCCGCCAGAAACAGAGAATTGGTAATTTCCGACATACTGTGTACAAGTCTCCGCATCAGGAGAGTTTAAGCTAAATATAGCGCAACAATCCACTTCAAAATCTCCCGAAAACGTACATCCAGTTATATCGTCTTCTACATAAATAGTGTGAACGCCAGTAACTAAATCTATAGGGTCCCCTATTGGCCATGGGTTATTGTCTATTTCAACGCTATAAGTTCCACTGCCTCCTGATATTGAAATGCTTAACTCATCTTTCGTACAATCATAGCTGTCAAAATCAACATCTAAAGACCCCGAGCTGGGAATTATTTCTTCATAGCAATGTTCACATTCTAAACCTTTTAATCTAAACTTTATAGAAGTTATTGGGGTTTGAGTCGTGTAAGACCCGCTAATAGTCAAGTTCGATCCTATCGGAGTGAATTCGTCTACAATTTGTTCATTCAAATACAATTCGTAGACTTGTGGATAAGAAGCATTTGCAAAACAAACTCCGAATACGTTTGATCCTAAAAACTCTATACTCTTATTGCAATCGGTTAGATTGTATTGTATAGTTGATATGTCAGGATTACAAAAATACAGTTTATTTGGTTCATCGTCACATAAGTAATAAGTCTTTTCAGAACAAGAACAAGAGCTTTCTAATCTGTAGTAGTGTTGAGGCTCAACATCTATCCACGCATCTCTGTAAACTGTTGAAGAAAATTTATCCGCATATGCCTTTCGTATCAGTGTTCCGCCCGTTTCTAAATAGGTAGTCGATTTGTACCACGAAAACAACGGGTTTTTGCTCCTTAAACTCTGTAGAGTAGTGTATTGTAAAAACGGATCTACAGTCTCTAAAAAGTCATTTCCATTGTAAAATCCTTGTCCTCCAGATTCGTTAATGACGTATGTTAGAGTAGTCTCTTCTATGGAATACTCGCAGTTGTTTTCGAAGACTAATGCCTCTGGAGAGATTTTAAACAGAACTTGAGCAGAAGTAACTTGAACAGTTTCTCCCGAATCAGAGTCCATGCACACTGTACCCGGTTTATATATTCTGATTGGGTAAGTTAATATCTCATCTGTTCCTTCAAAAGAAAGAGTTTGAAGCTCCTTTGTTTTTGTCCAACTGTTGGACGGAGTGTTTAAATAAAATCCTTTATGTTGAACTTTTATTTCTACATCTCCTTGTATCGGATAGACATTGTCTATGTCTAAATTTCTTAAAAGAGTAGTTGATGGAACTCCATACAAAAAGGCGTTACCCTCTCTAAGTCTAAGCCTGAAGGATACTCCAGAACTGTTTCTAGAAAATACCTCCGAAGTCCATGTAAGGATATCGCAATTACATTTATTGCTCGTCTCTAACACCCCCTCTACCTTACAAGAATCGTCGTCTTTGTTTATCTCGAAAACTTCTACACAAGAGTCTTCTGTACAGTTATCACAATCTACACAACCTCCGTTGTAACATTCGGAACCCGGTGCGCAGTCCCCGTTTTTACTACAGGGTGTTCCGGGATTGTTCGGATTGTCTGGGTCGGGGTCAGTGCCCGTTCCGGGCACATCAGGGTTTTCGCATTCCTCGCACGGAAGGCATACGCACTTACCAAAACCGAGGTTTACGCATTCATATCCTTCAGAATCGCAGATAGGATTTGCGCAGTTGCACAGTTTAACGCACTCATCTTCAAAGCAAGTATACCCAGATGGGCACACCTTATCTACACAATTTCCTCCTACACACTCCTTACAGCTTCCGCAATCTGTCGGGTCTTCGCAGTCATAAACTGGAACACACTCTTGCGTTACGGGATCTCTAAAGAATCCGGGAGCGCACTCGCAAGTATTGTCTTCTACACAAACTTCGTTTTGTCCGCAATGTCCAGAATTTTCGCATTCTACGCAATCATCCCCTACACAAACACCTCCGGGGCATAGTTTTTCAACGCACTTTATGCCTAGGCACACCTCGCACTCATCACAATCGTCATCTACTAAGCATTCCCTGCATACTCCATTTCCGAGATCGTCAGTTCCGGGAGGACATTGACATTCTCCTTGAATGCACCTATAATCTCCTTGACAATGAGCGTCGTCTAAGCAATTTACGCAAGCTCCATATTCGTCGCAAAAGTTCTCACATTTTGCGACACAGATGCTGTCGTCACAATCTTCGCACTCTGTACAGTCACTTTCTCCTTCACACAAACAGAAAGTTCTTGTAATAGTTTCACATACAGAACACTCTGGACAGGTTATAACCACTTGTACACACTTATCCGTACACTCCTCATCCATAGTCAGATCAATGCACATATCATCACAACCCTCACATGGACTTGCCATGCAGGAACTGTTAGGAATGATCCAGTTTATTTCGGGATTTCCGCAAGGAAGATCCCCTGTTATGCAAACTTGTTTCTGTATCATAAACTACGTAGGTAGTTGCAAGTGTTTTCAGCAGAAAACCCTTCTTCTATATTTAATTGAGAAAGAAGTACTTTCTTGTTCTCGTATTCGATTTGAGGGCACTTTTCAGTCTCATTGTACGTCGTCGTAATTCCGCATTTATCCATCCCAATAATATGATCAAATGAAATGCCGCAACGAGCCAAGCGTTTACCATCAATATATTTCGTATTTTTTACCTTAGAATTCCACTCCTCCTCGGTTACGTCGAATTCTATCTCACAATTCTTTTTATTACTTTCTATGGCGTATTGCAAACTACAATCTACCTCTTCACTTGTAATAATATAAGCTAAATCGCACGCCACATCCTTTACGGAAACTTTTATCTTTATATCGTCACATATTTTATAAGCGAGTTCTTCCCACTTCTCATGTGCCACACACCCCGGATTCAACTCTATCCACTCTTCTTTAGCTGAACTGTCTACTTCTAAATTGCTCTTACAGTTCCGACATACACCCTGAATAATAAGTTGTTTCAGCCTCTCATAGGTCTTTTGTAGAGTTTGCCCAGATAGACACGGCTTGACTCCATATTTAACTTGCTTCTTATGATTTTCAAGATTGTCTATTAAAAGTTGCAGCTCTATGTGATCTTTCTTTTTGTAGCACGAATATCCGAAGGCTTTTTCTTCGTACATTTTCTTACCTAAGTGGGCTGCTGTCTCATAAGCTGAGCATAAAGTTTCATCTATGTCCTTTACGTATTGACTTCTAACGTCAAAGTATTCTTCATTCGGTTTACAGTCTTTACAAGAGCCGTAATGAATCCTATATTTTGAGACTCGAAGTCCAATCATAATGGGATTTTTATCATTATAGAATGATTGTTCAACTTGAAATCATAGTTATATCCAATCATTGTATCGTTCTTAATGTATTTTAGCATAAAACCTGCACTTTGTTCCCATGGGGAATTTATTTGCATTGTGGTCTGAAGCTCTATTTTGGACTTTTTTTTACCAATACAAGGGTGTCATTTTTTGCCCACTGAACACTGTCTTGTCTGTAGTATATCCTGACATAGTGATCGTATTGGGTTGGGTAAATTGTTCCCCCTGTTGGGAATACGTATTCTATGTTTGGATTCGCATCTTTTATGGTAAAACTATAGACGTTGTTCTGATATACTGAATCCACGATGAAGTACTGATAACTGGATATTACCTTCTTATTTGTTGAACATCCAAATACAAGAATGAATACAAGTATTATTAACAATACCTTACGACACATCCCCGCCTACATCTTTTAATTCTCCAATAATCCAAACACCCCTAGCTGTATAAAAGGTCTTAAAAAAAGACTCCTGTTCCCTAAATACCTGAATAAAATATCTGTAATTATTTGCATTGAAAACGGGTATTAAATAGGTTTTCTTGTCAGGATTTGACCAAAATCCGGTGTTAAGCCACCTGTAATCGCTGCTTACGCTTGTTGGGATAGTTTCAAATCCATTAGCTATTCTTTGTATTTCGTCTAATACCGCACTATAATCTTCCCATTCAAACGCGAAGGTATCTGTGGATATATAGTTAATGTTTTTTCGGAAAAAGCCTTTATATTTTATGTCATCTATGGGTTCAATTACATACCACCCAGTATCCTGTACTTCTTCTACTACGGAAATTTCTTCTTTAAACTTAATAGTATTAAAAGCTATTTCGGTATTGAAACCGTTGTCTGGCGTTAAATCTGTAAATCCGCTGTATTGACATGCAAAAGGAATTGTAAGTATTATTGTTAAAAATATGTATCTCATGTTTTTAATATTTATATTTTATACTTTAACCCACGTAGCCCCATATATATCCAAAACAGTGCCCTCGCTTCCCGTGATCGTCGTTCCTGACCCTTCATCTATCGGAAAGATCTCAGATCCTATCTGATAGAGGTATAAATCACCTTCAAAATTTACGTAAGATGAAGTTGCGGATGTTCCGATTCTAAATAAATAAGAATTTGTCATCGTTATCGCCCCTTTAGTATATCTTGAAACCTCAACCCCATCTATATACTGAACTAAATCAGACCCCTCTTCTTTTATTTCGTAAGTGACAATAGATGAAGTTAGACTTATATCCCTCAAGTCTTTTGTAGAGCCTGACCTATGTGCAAGTCCGAACTTGTATGAGCCGCTGTTAGACACCATCCATGAGCCTTCATTAAATACCGTACCCCTCTTATCAAATAATGCAAATATCTCATTAGTATTAAGCGCCCTAAATTTTGCCATTATTGGAAATGCCAGGTTTAGGTCAGATACATTCCTGGCTTCTAAATAGTCGTTAATACCGTCGAATTCTAAGTACCACTTATCCAACTTTTTCATATGCGATATAGGTGTCATCATGAGTAATCAAGTGTTTCAACTCCAAATAAATTAGTTCCATCACTTACGAAAGTGAGGATATCAATATCATTTGCTCCTGTGGATAAAGTAGGTGCCGTGCCGCCTTGCCATTTGAAATTACTTCCATATGCTAAGGTTCTACTACCGGTTGCGTCCTGTTTTACTATCAGAACATAGGTGCCTTTTTTTAAATTAGTAGGATTAGCTAAGATTCTATTACCTCCTAAAGTTACTTCGGCCAATTCCCCACTATTCATGTTCCAACTTATTGAAGCAGCATCTGTCAATGTCTGACTTCCATATGCGGGATTTATCAGAGTTTTATTTGTAAGTGTTTGCGTATCGGTTGTGCCCACTATAGCCCCAGATGGTGCAGTAACGGCAGTAAAAGCACTTGTTCCGTTCCCTTTCAGTATGCCTGTTAAACTGCTTTCGCCTGTACCTCCATTTGCTACGGGTAATATTCCTGTAACATGATTGGCAAGATTGATCAGTGACCTTGTAATTACCTGACCAGCTATTGTTAGGTAATTAGGACTTCCCCCTAATGTTACATCAGTTGAATTATCCGTACCAGCAGGATCAACGCCTAATGTACTTCTTGCTGCAGAAGCATCTACATCATCTACCAATGATGCTCCGAAAGTACTTATAGTAGTGTTAGCTGGAAGGGAGAGTGTTTTAATATCCACATCAACTTCACTATCCATCAACGCTCCTGCTAATGTTACGTTTGCCGTATCTGTTACATCAGCCCCCGTTTCAATACTATCAAGTTTGGTTTTATCTCCATTTTGGAATGCTCCCTCTGATGGTTTCAATTGGTATCCAGAAAGGTCTTGATCCCCCGTATTTATTCCACTTGTATTACCTACAATTGTCTTTTCAGCATCGGTGAAGGCATTAGTATCGGCATTACTCTCATATGCAGATTTTATTTCAGCGGCTGTTTGGTCTGCGGTAGCTCCATCCTCAACATTAATGAGTGTTCTTACCTGTGTTGGGGTTAGGTCTTGTGGGTTTCCTGATCCCACTGTGCTCTTACCTTTCAATGTTTGACCGGGGACATCTGCTAATTTTGTGTTGTCCACTGCATTAGCAGCAATCGTAAGTGCCTGATCCCCGATAACATCACCCGTATGTGTTGCGTTAGTGACCTTTGCTGTATTGGCGGCAACATCACTATTATTACTCACCTCTGTATCGAAGTCCGTAATGTACGCCGCAGAGTGAGTGTGATTCCCCTCTGATACTGTTCCAGCCGTAGTTCCGAAATCCTTATTAAAGGCGGTATTTTTAGAGAAAGCATCTTCCTTACTATTCAGTGCGACCTGTTGTGCTGTGCTTACAGGCTTGTCTGCATCCGAAGTGTTGTCCACATCTCCTAACCCCACTTGACTTTTAGTCACTCCATGTGGATTGTCCTGCGGTAATGCGTCGTGTCGGGCTTCCGTGAGATATTGCGTGTGATCGTCATCTGTAAGTCCTGTTAGACTCCCGTGATCACTCACACCTGACGGAAGTCCGATTAACTGTGAGCCATCCACTGCTGGAAGTCCCGGGCTTCCCCCTACATTTTCTAACTCGACCACATCACCTACTGCTACTCCTGTGTCTTTTGATGCAGCAGTCCCAGAATCAGATATTGTAGACAATGTTTGAGTGCCTGTATGATTAGCTCTATTTCTGTTGGCTGTATCTCTTGCATTCAGTTGAGTTGTTGTCTCAAAATCTGCAATTCCAGAGGGTTGAACGGCTGTATCAGCCTTAGTCCCTTGTGATGCTGTGGCAAAGTCAGAAGCATGATTTCCATCCACGGTATCCGCATCAACTCCAAGCCCATCAACAAATGTTTTATCAACACCCGCTTCTGTTGCTGTAACATTGTGAGGATTTCCAGTAGTTAATTGGCTATGATCGTATGCTATCTTCCCACGATCACCCCTATACGCAGTACTTGATGTTTCACCTAAAGCTAAAGAGGAGCTAATTAAAACATATGCTGATCCACCCCATCTGTACGTTAGGTTGTCATCTATCGTAATATAAATCTTTCCACTTTCTCCTGTTCCCGGAAGAGATGCAAAGTCCGCCACCTCAATTACATCATCAACAAAAGACGGCAGTTGAGATGATGGAACATATCCGTTTGCGTCTAATTCTGCAACTCCGCCGTTTGACCCCTTTTGAGTCATAGGAATCGCGCCAACGTCAGTTGAGTCTAAGGTTACTGTCCCCGTCCCTCCATTGACTGATTGCACTGGGGCTGCGCTTGCTGCTTGAGTCGAGTTGACATAACCTGAATCATTGGTTAACTCTGATATATTGTCTCCTGACTGTAGAGCTGAATCTGCCAAATTACCTTGTGCAGCAGTTGCAAAATCACCTACGTCGGCTGCGGCTGCTGTGCCTAAAGTTGGTGTGTTGACCAGATCATCGTAATCTCCTGTGGTCGCTACTGTTGCAAGATCCCCCGGCTGAATTGCTGAGTTTAGCAGATTTATTAAAGTCTGTGTGACGAACTTATTGGTCGTAGATGAATCATCAACTTCATCCGCATCTGGAAAACTAAGTATTGGGTTATTTGGATCTGTGTTATCAACGCCGTCCCCCGTTACACTCTGCACACCACCAGTAGAGAAGGTCAAATCTATAGTGAATGAATTACTTCCGTCCTTTGACGTAAATGTATATGTATTATCCCCATTATCTACTCCTTCAAGTAAGGGGTTTAAATCGCCTTTTAAGGCTACAATTAAAGTGTTTACGGATAAGGGGTCGCCGGGAGTACCTGAACCTGTAAGAGTGTTATTACTTATTACAGCAGAGCTTGTGTCAAAGCTGTACCACAAAACCCACCTACTTCCGGGTTCGTCATACACAAAAAACCTACCTGTATCTGATAGGAGTGTGTCACCCTGTTTAGCTGTAGTTATGGTGGGTATACTGTAGTAGGTATCTGGGTATATCTCCTGGATATTTGCTTCATACTCAGTATATGTTACCTTTACTATCCTGTCCGGGTCTTCGCCGGACCAGTTTGATTCACCTATCCCCGACCCTATTAATTTTCTAACTAATGGGGATGTGGTCTCTATTTGGAGATCTATCCTAGTTCTTGCCATTAGTGTTTATTAAAGTGTAATTACCGTAACGGAATCTCTATCGTGGTAATTTGCTGTGAGAATTTTACTGCCTGTGAACCCAGATACATCTATAGCATCTATTGCGTCTGGTGTTTCTACGTATAAGTCTTTGAGAAGTACTTTGAAGTCGTAATCCGCTCCGTCTGTATCGGTTATGATTTCGGAAACCAAGAAAGGACTTTGAGTTCCTGTTGTTCTAATGTTACCTGTTATTGTAACATTTTGAGCATCTCTCAAAGTGAAAAATAGTCTGTCGTTAAGAAGGGCGTTTGCTATAACATCTACCTTTGTGCCAGCTTCTGGAGAGTTGTATATATAGTTTATCAAAGGTGTGGAACCCTGACTACCATTTAAATTTGCCACCAAGCCATTCAAGATAACTGTTATTTGATTGTTGTTATCTGGGTGCGGTGTCGCTGCTGTAGCTGTGGTGTCTATACGTGTTATCGTATCCAGATCAGTTATTAGCCCGTCATATCGTATAGTTATTGCGGAATTGACAGCCGGGCTCTCTGCTACATTTACTAATGCCCCTGCTGCTCCGCCTCTGTCCGCTTTACCTGTTATATCAGTATTAATTACAGTGTCTTCAATTATCGTTCTGTAAAAATTAACTAAAGCTCCAGATGAAACTATGCCGAGTCCGCCCAAATCTATGTCTATATAAGAATCGGCTATACCTTGTGTAGCCGCTGTATTACCTACAGATCTTATGAGATCTCCATGTGAACCAGTGACTGAATCTGCATAAAACCTAAAATTAGTTTGTATTTTTGAAGTTGTGGCATTTGGGGAAAATTGAACAAATGTCTGTGGATTGTTAGCTGTAACATCTTTAACCTTAATATAACCATCAAAATGCCGCCTAACCGTTACGAAGGGTCCCGGGGTGTTTCCTGAAAACTCTATTGAGTCTAACTCTAACACCATATCAGATTTCTCTGATACGGTCAATCCGGTATCATCTAAGAAAACGCCAATGAGACCGACCATTGCTGTTCTATCGTGTTCTATCTTACCATTGCCTAATACTCTGATCTTATTGTTATTGCCTGTGGACGGCACAAATAAAGCTACGCTAATTACATCAGTTACGATCTTTAAGGTAGCTCCTCTAAATAAATAGTGGTTTATTACGTGAGTATTAGAATGCAAATTAGATTCAGCTGTAGAGGCTACTACCTTTAAATTGGACGGATCGTCTCCAACTGTGTAATCTCCCGGCAACCAAAATATTGTATATTCTACGGTGTCGCTTAGTTGCTCTATGGCGTCCCTAGCAGCCCATGGATCTTTAAAAGGAAAATTATATGTTCCGACTTTAGCGTTAGAATTATCTCCATTAATAGGATCTACGTAGGCGTGTACTTCAGACACTGCTATAGATCTTGTTCCCCAAGAGCCGTCTGGTTTACTTATAAGCTGTAATCCAGATGTTCCTACGTTTTCAATCTGCCTTATATTAACTCTTGATGCCAAGACTATTTATTTAAACTGCGTTATAAAAAATGGAAACTGATTCCCCTATAGAACCTTCGCCTATGTCAAATGCTTCGTTGAAAGTAACTGTGTCGGATGGACCTGAAAACGTGTATTCATTTTCAAGTAGTAAAACTCCGTTTCGGAACACTTGAGTAACGGAAGATGCTTGAACAGGAAGCGTAACAGTTGTTCCTGATTGAATGTCTTCCTCATCGTACCGTGGCGGATCTGAAATACAGCATGGTCCTGCCCCAGATACTGTTTTAGGACCATATGGACCAAAATCATTACCTCCATTGCACCAATATGGGCAATTTATGCAACTTGCCTCTACGTCAAAGCTCCATGAAAGGCTTGGATCAGTAAGTACTGCTGTATAAAATCCTGTTTCAGGGTCAATTGTAACACTATCTACGTTGACCTCACTCATAGCCACAAGTGTTATTTCAGTATCACACTCCTGACAATTTGCTGTAAAGTCTACTTTTCCATGTACTGCGTACCAAGAAGTGTCATTAAGTGTAATGGAGGGAGGTCCACAATCTGGGCAAGGGTAAATGTCGCTTGCTTCAAATGTTTGAGTTATTTCATTGTCTAATGGGTCTGCGTCAGCTTCATTCGAAGTAAACGCCATTGTAAATGTGAAAGGTGCTTCATTTATGTCTGTAACACTGTACTCAAACACTATACCTGTAGTGTGTCCCGCCTGTAGGTTACCAACAGACCACTCTTTTGTCGTTGAGTTGTAAGTTCCTTTTTGAGTGGTTACTTTTACAAGGGATAGCCCAGTAACAGGTTCTGTCAAAGTACCTACGACATTGGTGGACGATATGGTTCCGTTATTTGTTACCGTAAAGGGTACGATTAATTTATTGAATCCCATTAATTTTTATTTTTAACCTGCGGTTAGATTTACTTTACCAAAGAGGACTTCTGCACCTGCTACTAAATCAACCTCCCCTTCTACACAGTCTCCTGAACATTCGTCACAGTATTCATCAGAAAGGCACTCAGCGTCCGCACAGCGATCTAAAAAATTTGTTTGGACCCTTACCTTGTATTTGAAATTATCTTCGCTTGTAATGCCTACAACAACAACTTCTGAATAAGGTCTGTTGTCCGGGTTTTTGAGTATAAACTCTAATACTGACCCATTTAAAGCTACAGACGCTACTTTGTTACCACTCCCCGTTAGTATGTCATATACTGGACTTTGACTTTGCTCTTGAGTCGTGAGAAGCGTAGATAGGTCTATTGCTTGTAAAGTGGCTCCACAAATGGTGTCAGAGTCAGTTACTATTTGATCTTCTAACTCGGTAAATTCTACACAGCAGTCACCCATTTATTAAAGTTTTACATTGATTGTACCTTGAGCAGGATAATCTGCATCTTTTACTATAAACCAAGTTCCTGTAGTAAGGCTTCCGTCGTTTGATGCATCTTCTTGTGCGTCATAAGTAGTCAGGCCGTCTAATATATACTCCCTTAGCTCATCGTGTGTGAACAGTGCATCTCCCGAAATCGTACCGGGACCATCAGCTTCGAATTGAGTAATTCCACCCTTTCCTACAACCGTACAGTCATATGATTTAACCCAAAAGTTAAACGACCACGGGAGTAAAGGATTAGAGGGTTTTAGACTAAAATCCCCTGTGTTTTTGTTGAAATCAAAAGAAGCTGCATCTACATTTACGAAATTACCTACGATAAACCTATGTCGACAATGGGTGCTAAGGCAGGTGTTGACCGCCATATTACCACTAACTACCCCGAATTTAAAGTTTTCTATAATACTTTTGGTCGGCTGTCCGCAGTTGGCGTTAGGGGGAGCGCAACTGGTATTAGTTGAGCCTAACCCTACTGAAGCTGTGTTATCTGCTAAGTTAAACTCCGTCTGTGACCCCAGTACGTCTACAGTCATGATTGTAGCTGAGCCATCAGGCACAGTTACCCCAATAGTTGCTGAAACAATCTGACCTGCTGCGACAGAACCGATGTACCACTTATTCCCCGACAGCGTACCCTTAGATGGGCTGAAACTATATATAGTAGCGTTAGATGGGGAAAAACTAATAGTTCCAACCACATTCTCAGCGGTAATATTACTATTAGTTACTTTTATGGTTTTGTATATAGTAGCCATTAGGATATTTCAATTTTGATGTCAGAGGGTTTTATATCTACAGCCAAATCGACGCTGCCTTCACATTCGCCATTACATTTGTTGCAGTTGTTACAATTGACATATGCGCATTCGTCTTTGATGAATATGGTAGCTACACCTATATCCGATCTGTTGCGACCTTTACAGGCTGCTTTGTAAAATATGTAATAAGGAGTGTTGATTTGTGCGGCATTGGTAGTAGTAAAGCGCAGTTCTAATTTACCGTTTGTGTCGTCTATGTATACGTTAGTAAACGCTGTTTGGTCATATTTCACGATCTTGTGAAACATTTCAGCATTGTCACCGCAAATAGAATAATTGTTTAAAGGCTTCAAGTTTATGAAACCAGATTGTCCGCATGGTCCTACGCTGTCGTCGGGGAGAATGATAGGATTCGCTACTCTCAAACAATCGACACACGGGTCAATTACGCAAGAACTGGGAGCTGGACCGCATTCGCATGGGTCGTAGTTGGTGCATTCGCAACGTGCCATTTATATTATTTTATTAGGAGCAACATTTACAGTTGCATTCAATTAGATCTATCTCTCTCTTTACGATTTTCAGTATCTTATTAGCTTCTATAATAAGATCTCTTTCGGCGTTATACGCTACACTTTTTAATTGAGTCGTAAGTTCAGCTACCCTTATCGGATCTATACCTTGAGTAAGCATACATCTCAACCTACATTCTAAATCAGGAGTAACAGCTTTGTACAATAGATAGGATTCTCCACAAGAAACGGTCTTAAATGAATAGATTCCTTCTTGCAAACAATTGCCGTCGGAACCTATACCTAAATCTTTGGCTGTCAAAACTTTATACCCAAGGGTGGGAACTTCGACATCAAAGAACTCCTTATTGTGTGGTGACTTTACTTGTACTGTATATGTTTCTGGTAATGCATATCTGCCGCCTGACATCCATTGACTGATGTCTTGGTAAAGAAGAGTTTTAGAGTCTAGTGAGTCTAAAATTATATCGAATTTGCCTTTTATGCAGGAACAATCCACTCATTACTTTTTAGGTGGTTTAGATTTGCGTTTACACCTCTTCTGTGGTAGCAGTAACTACATAGGTTGTACCACCTATGGTGTATTTAAGATCTCCGCCGTCGAAAAATAACTCAGCAGTTTCCCCCGTAGTTCGGTCGGGAATCCTAATTAATTTTTCGCAACACGAAAATCCGCAGCATTTTGCCAACTCATCAAGAGCTTCTTCGAGAGTGAGGGTTTCACCATTAGGGCCCCGGAGGAGCCCTTGGCTGGTTATTACTTTGCCTTTTTTACTAAAGAGCATTAATCTATTTTTTTAAGATTGAAATTCAAAACCCTTACTTCCATCGTATCCACCTATGCCTGTTACATTAGCCGCGTTGTCTACGATATTTCCTTCAGAGTCAATACACTGTACCGTTTTAAAGATCGGACAAGAGGACGGCGCAATAAACGCATTAATTATGTTTTGAACTGCTGTGATATTACTGGTGTCGTCTTGTTGGATGAGGATATGAGAGATTACCGGGACTGTTCGAGAGTGAGTTTGGAAACCTCCCTCGTATCTAGCCAGATATTCCATACTTATTGAGCAATACCCTTCGTCACATTTGATGAATGGACTAAAGTTAGATACTCGGCTATATTTATCCGGGGACATATATTTTCCTCGGAAAGTATTAAATTCGTCGTGTCCTCGACCTCGACCTCCTACTTCGCTATCTGCATCCTTTTCTGTCCAATCGTATCCGAGATTAATCGGAGACGAAGCTTTTTGAACTTGCTTAACAGCTACTGTCCCACAGGTCCAATTTCCGCCAGAAACATCTACATGAAGTTTTCGGGTTTTATTTAAGATTTTAGGATCTGGAAGATGTGGATTACACAGACAATCGAGGTCAACCTTCTTAGCTACGATTCGGAGTGCACATCCGTTAGCTGCTGAGAAATCTTCTGTTCCACAAGCTACAAACGGAGTTCCTCCATTGCCTAGCAACGAGATACTTTCGTTAGCCAAAGAAGAATTAATTTCTATCTGTAAAGGGCAACAACTACCTGCGCTACCGCTTACTGTAGCTACACCAATTTCAGTATCAGTTTGATAACCGAGTGCAGCATTGATTTGGTCGACTACATCTTGAATCTGATCCCTGGGTGTTAACGTAGAGTCATCGGGATCTGTTGTATCTACAAATTGAGTAGTACTCCCGCTAATAGTAATACCAGTAATAGCTGGTATATGAGTACAAGGATCACAATTTAAACCTTCAGGAGTTAAGCAGAACTGTTGCGTATAATCGTATCGAACGTGAGCATAAAACGGGAGTTCTGCTTGCTCTTCCATTCGAATTGACTGGTATAACCCCGGATCATCGGAAAAAGTTTTAATCCCATTAATTTGATCCGCAAACTTTTTAATAGTTGCCTCACAATCTACTACAGGAGAACAATCCGGATCACAAACGCATTCATTGGTCGTTACAGTATAGAACCTTCGAAGAGGTTGATACTGAGGACTAATTGATTCGCTAATATAATCTTCTACAGCAATATAGAAGCTATATACTTTGTCTGGCTTGATACAGCTGAACTCGATATCCGTAACTGCGTTTGTTCCGCACTTATGGGGTTGAGCTGCGATATCAGTGAGATCACATCGATTGATTTTCTCCATCGCAAATTTACGAAGGTCTTTAGCTCGTCCGTATTTGCTACGACCCCAGCCAACAGCAAATTCAACTACGTTTACAGATGCAATAGAAGATGCGTCCAAAGATTTACGAGTAGCCGGGTCTATGACCACAAACTCCCCTTCTCTAACTAACAGTTTAGGTTTGCCATCTGCCCCGGTACCGTAGATATCTTGACCACCTGAGTAAACAGAAGTTCCGGGTTTTATAGCTAAAATGTTGTTTCGATTTACAATTCCTCCCATTATGGTGTATTTAAATGTGTATTTTCTTTAAATTGAATTCGACTCGCCTGAGCCTGATATTCTTGAATGTCTGATAAATCTCTTGAAACTAAGAGGGCAACCAGATCTGATATTTCGTTTGAACCTTCCTCATTCCAATCTAGAGGCTGATCTGTATTATATACTGTGTTCCCTATCGTATAACTTCCTTCAACTAATAAGGAAGGGCACCTAAACTGAGTAGGTTTTCTTAGATAGTCGATTAACACCTTTTTTATTTCAAATGTACCCGATGTCCATACGTGTAAGCCGTCATACGCTTCGTCTGCTATAGTTTCTTTCCATTCGAAACTAGGCTTCCAATAAGGATCTTGGAGCGCATCTCTGAGTTCGCCTGACTGTAATATTCGAACATTTATCGTTCTATTTTTACAGCCTTCGCACTCTTTTAAATGAGGTTCACCGCAATCTCTACTAGCTATTACTTCTTGATTAGTAAGTTTGTAATAGTTTTTAGGGAACTTAGCTATAACTCTATCTCCTTTCGTATCGAAAGGTAATTCTATGGACTTGTATTCGAAACGTCTTAAATCGTTTCGAGTTTCTGAGTTTATTTCAAATTTAGCTACATTGTTACGAAATAAAGTCAATAAAGCTTCATTTACGTAACCGTCCAACATGGGTTGAGACACTTGAGGAGAAAACCTGCTGTTAATGCGATGTATTTTCCTTCTGCATTCATTCGAAAACTCTCTAGGGTTCACTTTAACCTACTAGTTCTTTCAGTTCTTCGTAAAAGCCGTAATTTTCTTCTTTACCGAAAAACTCTTCAATTTGGTCCCAAGATCTAAACAAGTCTTGTTTTCCATTAAAAACGTACAAGTTTTTTGAACTAGACCATTGTATAATACGTTTAACTTCTGCTCGTTTTACGTAATACTTAATATCTAATTCATCATTGGGTAGTTTAGCGTATTCTAAGAACTTATCTCGCTTAGATTTATCCACCTTAAAAACGTCATGGATAAGAGTGTTGAGAGTTTTCTCAGTCATATCCTTATTGGCGTTGATGCTTAGAATGGAGCACAACTTCAGTTTCTTAGTTACGTTAGATTTTTTAATGAGTATACCCGCATCTAATTCTAACTCAGTTTCCTCATCTTTAAGAGTTTGATCGTGGTCTGTATCAACCACTTCAAATTCTACATGACTACCTCGGAACCTAGCTGTCTTCCTTTTAGAACTCTCTACTTCTTTTCTAGTATAGAAGTTAGATAACACAATCTTTTCAATAGCATTTGCTTCTGATGATTTCTTGTGCCCCATTTCCAACCAAAGATTAAATTCAGGATGCTCGAAGAAAGAGTCGTGTTCATCAAAAATATTAGCTTTTGTGATCACCTCACCTTTTCGAGGACCATCTATATGTCGTAAAGAGGCTCTCTCAACTAAAGTTTGTAGTTCGGAATCTTTAAGATCAGTAAGCCATTTATTTTGCCTAGGACTCCATTGAACTCTTTTACCTTGAAAAGTGTCGGGAGCTAACGGAAAGCCGTATTGTCCTGCTGATTCTGGGACTAATTCCTCTTGCCCGGGTACTTTAGTCATTTTATAAAGAATCCCTCTAGAAATTAAGTTATTATCCTTAACCGCCCTAATTATCTTATCGCTGCTCATAACTTTTATTTATACTTTTATACTGTAGATAGTGCGGGTACTGAGAATAAACTCAAACTAGCATCTTTCATAACAATACCTGTCCAATCGTCATAATGTAACTCGTAGAAGTTACCGGGGTGAGCCCCGTTGACCCAAGTACTACCTTTAACGTTACTCATGTTATTGAGAGGACCCGCAGGAGACCATAACCCGCAAACATATGAGTAGTTAGTCATACCTTTCCTCTTAATAAGCTGTAAGTTACTAGCTGGACCAGTTCCTAAACCAGTATCCATTACAAGGAAATAATATGAACTATATGGTCGACCTCTGTATGTGGGACCTCCTGAATTCAAAGTTAGGTCATCCAAGAAAGGCAAGTGAGCAAATTTAATGCTACCCCATGGGAACATTTGATATTCTGTAATGTAACTTGTTCTGAACTTGCGACCTTCATAGCCGGGTCCGAAAGTTACAGCTCCACCTGTTGTAATGTCAGTATAGGTAAGAGTAGATCCGCTTTCGATTCGTTTACGCTCAAAGAATTGTTGCGCCAAATCGAGACCACCTTCGCCCGTCCAAATGACGATATTTCGATCTCCATACTGAACTCGATTGTACCATCGTTGTTTGATGGCATCGATCAACATGTCAATAGCGTAAGAAGTAACGGGGTGTTCCATTCTATTACCCGATTGCAGGAATTCGAAAAGACCCGCACCTTGATCTACAACATATCCGCTAGATCGGTCGATTACTTTATTTCCGTTATGTCGGCTAAACAGCAAAGCGTATTGCTCTTGCTTTCGAGCCTCCATAATGAATTTTTGCTCAGCGGAATTATCTAAAAACATAGGCTGATCAGGGTTAGGAGCGTACTGCTTATCCCCAACCTTTCTAGCATATTTCATTTCCTGAGACAGGATGATTTTACTCTTCTTAACAGCTTCGTCCGTGACCTTAGCCTTCATATTGAGGTGAGTCAATTTATTACGAAGTTCAACGTAAGTAGGAGCTTCGCCAGTAGCTACAAAGGAACCTCGTGCTGAGCTGGCTTCACCAGAAGAGGAGAACAGTTTAATCCATTCCATTCCAGCTTCTAGATATTCTTGCTCCAAGAAAGCATCATTTGCCATATCTATCAACTGAAGTCGATATACTGTAGATAATCCATCTTGATATTTACTCCTAACTTGGGCGTTAATCCTATAAATACCTGCGACAGGAGCTAGAACGTCTTGTTCGTCCCACCAGTCTACATCCAACTTCAATTCAAATTCAGAACCTCCAACACCCACAAATTCGATGTTTTCGTTCAAGTTTTCGACTACACGAGCGTGGAAGTGACCTTTGCCGGCTAACTTCCATTTTACTTCTTTTTCATCAATATCTATAGTGGCCACTTTATTTTGTTGACGCAAAAAAGCGCCAATACTGTCAAAAGTGTAATTCCATTGATGAATTGTAGACGATAACATATCCGCTACACGGGGGGTCAGGTCATAAACTGGGTTCAGTTTAACGTGACTACTTGTCAGCATAGCGTTAGAATCTATCAGATTCGCTACTACATTTTGATCATACGGCTGAATCCAGTGTACGAACTTACTATCCAATGGCAAATTGTCCATATCTAATTTTGGGTATTAATTCTCAAATTATATTTGTATCGGTCTAAAACCTGCGAATAAATCTTTAACTTTAGGTTTATTCGTCGCTTTCTTTTTCTTGGTTCTCTTATTTAAGGCGTCAATGTGACTTAATGCGCTATCTACTGCACTTTCGTCTTTGACTTTTTTAACATCAAACCCATGTTTCATGTTATACGCAAAACGAATAAAGGATTCTGTGTCTTTTTTATGAGAATCATAATCCTTTTTAAATTTAGAAACCATAATTTTATGAGGCTTGTCATTAATCGTTACAGTTTCCACTTCCGTTTCTTTATACATATAATCTAAGAGTTCCTTAGATTCTTTTTTATTAATTTTCAAATCGCCAATTACACCTGAATTAATTTTAGTTGCAATTTCTTCTTTGTACTCTTTGATTTTCCTATTTCTCTCCTCTACTTTATTCTTCTGATCTTGACGAATTTTTTGAGCTTTCTCTTGAAAATATTTCTGAGCTTTTTTAGCTTCAGTTTTATCAGAACCATCAGCCATCTTATTAGATATAATATCGTTAGCTGTGTTTTCGTCAATACCTTTATCTGAATAATAAAGTTTTAATATTTCTTCCGAGTATTCGTCATGTTCTTCAACATCTACGGCAGCAATAGCTTCATACTGATTCACTTCAAAAGCTAAGTCCGGGTGAGTTCCGCTTACAATAGCGGTAGCTATCTGCCAAACTTCGTCACTATAACCTTTGCTTTTGGCGTAAGATTCTATGTCTAATTCACCAACGGCCTGTTTATACAAAGCCGCCTTCAAATCAGCACCAGTTAAATCTTTATCAAATTCAAAATCAGAGGGTAACGAACCATCTTTTGCAAATTCTTTTGCAAAAACGTAGGCTCTAGTTCCAGGGTTATCGTAATCCTCGTCATCCTCCTGCTCTTCTTCTTCGTCTGGATCTTCTCCATCTAAATATACAGGATCTTGATTTCCATCTTCCTCCTCTTCTTCGATCTCTAGTTCATCTTCTATTTCCTCCTCCTCTACAGGTTTAGGTTCAATAGTTTCCAAACTAATGTCATCGCCCCCGATAAAGCTGTCAGGGCTGAAGTAATCTACTGGACTTTTCTTGTCGTTATCCATATAATTATTTTACAAATTTATAATACAATCGGCGATCTCAGCAACCACCCTTCACTTTTACACAATATTAGTTAAGACCCTGAACGCCTTTTCATATTTTCTACTTTCAAACGTTCAATTTCTAATTTTAATCTTTCTAATTCTCTATCTAAATCCGTATTTAATTGATCCCTTGAAGCTTCTTCTCGTTTAAATGCAAGCTGTTTCTCCAATCTCTCGTTCGCATCATTAATTTTATTAGAATTCACATCGTTGGCTCGTTCTAGTAATTGAGCATTTAATTCGGCAGCATTGAGTGTTGCTACGTTCCTTCTATCTAACAAACGTATATCATGCTCGTATTCCTGCTGTTTCGCAGCAGCCTCTGCTTGTGCCTGTTGTTGTTGCATTTTCATTTGAGCTTGTTGTTCTCGCAATGCCGCCTCCTCCATTCTGCGTTCGTTTTCCCGTAGGATGTTATACACATCCATCATGGAATCTGCTGTAAGTAGTTTCACATAACCTTCGGGACGAAGAAGTCCAGCATTAGCCAATGGTTCAAGCCTTGATTTCGCTAAATTTAAAAGATCCGTATCTCTATTACTGTTACTTATGTATAAACCTATGTTAGCGAAATGGACAGTAGATAAATCTATATCTAAAACTGCCCTACTCATATCATCTAGAATGAGGCTACTTTTAATGGGTTTATCTTTAAAATAGATTATAGCATTTTGCATGAAGTGGGTCAGAGCCTTTTCCACAATTTTGTCATGAAACGTGAATATACTTTCTGTTTGATTTAACGCTAAACTGACGTTAGCCTGATTGTTTGCTATACTTTCGTAAGGACTAGCTTGACCCAACATGCCTGCTGTGTAACCCATAGCTCGCATGGCGTCAAGTCTAATACTTTCTAATTCTTGTATCCTGCTGGCGATCTTATCTACATTGGATAAGTCTATTGATCTGAGATACTGTAACTCTGAATAGTTAATGCTCCCTTGTCTGTAGGCATTATCTGCTATGGGTAAAATTTTCTCTTGTTTAATGGAATTAAGCCACTCGGGTAAAGTATAATCATCGGGCATCAGGCTTACGAGTAGAGGAAGGATCTTACCATAATCTGTCGCCCTGTCTTCTTCCATTTTAGCCCTTACGATGTTATACTGATACTGATACGGTTTACCTAAGTCTATTTGACTTATTATCTCCCCCATCCCCATCATTTTATTGTAAACACCACCTATATATGGACCAGTTATCTTATAAGGGTCCTCTATTGATCTGTTCGCGTAAGGAAGCGGTTGTTTTTCTACAAATATAGATTGTCCACCTACTTGTATCCGAGTCCCCTCCATGATAATAGGGACCTTCACATCTCTAATGTCTCTGTCGATTTCGGGTCTAAATTGATAATCCGAGCTGGCATAAAACCCACGCTTTTTGCCGTTAACCATCCTGACTACAAATTTAGCGTCGTCAAAAGTCTTAAACGCTACGTGAGCAACCTCGAACATATTAGTTGATAACCCTACTCCGTATTTTTGCTTAATTCTTTCGTATTCATATTTACCTTGTCTAGTTCTTAGATTTATATTTTTAAGCTCCTGATCATCTGGAATTTCACTTATTAATCTTAGATTTTCTAAGTAATCCAATCTATTGGTTGAAGAGCCGACTTCAGCTATCTTATGTAAATCTGCTTTCTTCAAATCATATCTACTTATTATTTCCACAGCGGGGAGCTCTTGTCTGCGCACCCACCATTGCCCATCCTGTATCCATCTACAGGAATTATCCGCCCCATAAGTAAATCCTCTTAGGTCTACTGGCTCAAAAACTAGCTGGTCCCCCCTTATTCCGCTGTAGTAGACTTCTCTCGCTGTCCCTAACGAAATAGCGAAATTATCGTCTGTGATAGATTTTATATCATATTCTCTAAGTAAATATTTCATTAAGCTATTGAGCAGTTTCGAAGTGGGGCTCATGTAATCCTTTCGCATGTAATCATCCAATCTGGATGGAGACATGGCTTTGAATTCATTTTCCATTTCAAACTGCAATTCCATCTGCTCTTCTGGTGATAAAGATAATGGATCTTGTACTCCGTATTTCCGAAGGACATTATCTGAAGCCTGTTGTCTATATTTACTTATTACGTTTTCCTGGAGCCAAGACTGAACTTGTTCCAACATAAAAGTTTTTCTTTCGCTTCCTTCTGTCGGTCCTACGTCTATGAGTTGAGGTTTTAATGTTTGCCTACGCAAATGACCAATCATGTGATTAGCAATTGTTCCTATTATGTCATAGTTCGGAACAGATTCGTAATTCAGACCTATATTAAAATCGCTATTTAAAGAATTGAGATATTCTGTTAAATGATCGGACGAAACACCCTTCCCTTTTAGAAGGTTTATATTCGTCTCCATGTTTGAGATATCTTTCTTATCTAGAGAGTAACTTTCACAGTAATGGTTCACCATACCCTCTACCCATTTAAAGTTATTCTTAGACTTCGCAGAATAAGGCTTTAAATGTTCTTTTACAATATCTACTTCGGTTATTATTTTCGTGGGATTGTCTAACATTATGTCCTGTACATTGCGGAATATATTTGCCTACTTAGACGCTGTTCCGATATTATTTTTTTAAATTCAGTATACTTGTTTTGAGGATTAGCTGGTTGCATAATTATTCTCTCCCTCTCCTCTTCTTCCCATATAGCTAATAAAAGAAATGCTGATATGTGGTCAGCATTAGCCTCTCCATCCCAAACCTCCATTTCTTCTAATAATCTTAAACTATTGAGGGTATCGTACAGACAAATCCCATTTTCATCCTTCCTATTCATAAAATCCTGTGCGAACTCTATGGAAGCCGGTTTAATTTTACCTGTCATTTCTACACCAACATCTCCGGGGGAATATTTCAGCCCAGCTACTTTTTTGGATAATGCTTCTATAGGTGTCGGGTATAACATAAAAGCCAAACCTCGTTTTTTTGCGGCATTTTTAAAACCGCTTACGTTGGTTTCTGCTAAAATTGGGCAATTATAATATATTGCCAGATTCAAACATATATCATGAACTTCTTCGGGGGTATCTCTGCGACCTATAAATTCAGCTGCCATTTGTCGCTCCTTAGTGTCCCAAACAAGAATAGAGGCAAACGATCTATATCTATTTACTTCACTTCCCTCTCTTCTAACCGGGTCATAAGTTATCCTATACCTTGAACCTTTCATTCTGAAAGAGTCTGTCCCCTCTGGTTCCTTATAGAATATAATACACCCCTTAGTGTTATCCATTTCTCCCACAGATCGAGATATAATGGGTCGCTCATTTTCAAATCTACCTCGTCTTATCTGAACGTCATCAAACCTATTACCGAAGCATTTGATTTCGCCAAAACTAGCATTTTGTCTCCAATTGTCTAACCTTGATATATCAGACAATCTAGACATAATCTTATCTTGCATAAATATCAATCCGCCATCTACAAGAAAAATATCAGAGGGTTTTAAAGGCATGTACATTCTCTCCATATTATACTGGATAGAATCATTTCCTTCCGCCGCTACCTTCCTCCTTTTAAGAAGCTCCTTACGAGCTAGTTCTAGATTTGTATTTCCATTTTCATCCCAAAATTCTTTTAAAGAATATTCCGCCGGAATAAACATCGAAATTTCATCAGTATCCTCCCATTTATTAGGCATGCTGTATAACCTATTTTGTTTGGGATTATAGAACATTGACTTGCTGCCTTCGATTTTGGTAATGTCACCACCTGTGCCTGTATACAACAAACTACCGGCTTTTACACCTCCACGCTCCATAACGTTACGGTTCGCTCCATGTACTTCTTTCAAGTTAAGAATCAAACCAGCTTCGTCTATAATACCTATGTTTACCCTATTACCGATGGCTTGGTTTATACCGTTTGAGTAAACTCCTTTATACATAGCACTTCGAGAGCCTTTCGTTCTTTTACCCCCTATCGGATATCTAACCGTGTAAGTGTGCGCAACTACATTGGAATTGCCGCCAAAGGTTCCTTGCCGCCATTTATAAAAAGGAGGGGGATAGGCTTTTTCCATTGTTTTATATTCTCCGCTGAAATTATCTAGACCTGAGAATATTTTGGTATAAAGTAGATCTACATACTTTTCTTCATAAGACGAACAGAATACTTTACCGCTTTCTTGGCTTATTTCTACTTCATTTTCGTGCTCTCCGTTTTTCCTGTTATAATACCTTGCACCATTGAAAGTAAACTCTCTGGCGGCTATAGCTGAAGCCCAGAACGATTTCCCCACGCCCCTAGACGACATGCACATCATGTCTTGAGCGGGATTCTCATAGCAAGGCAGACCCATTGGATATTCATAGCTTCGTTCTAAAATTTCATAAGGATCTCTATATTTTTTATATTCTCCTTTATGATTTTTTACATACTTAGCTTTATTTAACCTATATTGATCTGTTTCATCCAGATCTCCTCCTTTTTCCCAATATTTCTTCAGAAGATAATGACCATTATATTCATCATCATCCATGAAACCGCTAAATTTCCTACAAACTAACCAAGTACAAAAAAAATGCCAATCAGATTGACGCAAAGAAGGACGAACGGTAACCTCTGTTCCATCGTCTCTTTGTTCTGTTATAAGCCAATGATTAGCGTAAAAATAAATATCAGGACTAGCATACCGCCACGAGTTCTCTTCCTCTTCTCCCCAAAAACCTTCAATGCAGCGCCTCTTTTCTTCTCGCCAGTATGATACATATTTAGAGTATTCTAACTCAGGGCTTATCCTTGGGTGGGATTTCTTTAGAAATATATTCCTATTCTTAATCTTAGGGAATATTCCTATTAACGGTACTTCATGATCTAAAATCATATATCGTTGGTTTCGATGAGGCTTTCTATGCGACCACCATCAACTCTGTATCTCAACTCTTCAGCAGCTTCCGCTTCAGCTTTACTCAGGGCGTCATACATTTTAGGCATAGCTTCCATCATCTGTTTTTTAACCATTGTACGTTCTTTGGTTCCATCCCAAGTTAAACTTAAATATTGTTCTTGAAAATCTTCCACTTGCCTAGCCCAAGATATATAAGCTTTCTCCTTTACGGATAGGCATTTCTCGGAATACGCATCCGCATACTTTTCGTATTTATCGAGTTTAATTTTACCTTTTAAATATTCCTTTTCTACTATTTCTTTTCTGTCTGCTGTGCCTATTCTATTGAATATACTCTTAGGATCTTTCCATAAATAGATTGCCCACATTATTTCACTAGAATTTTTTTTATTCTTCAGCTCACTAAACGGAGACATTGTTTTTAATTGCGGGTTTTGTTTCCAAAAATCAAAATCTTGATCACCATCTACAAAAGGAACCATTTAATTTGTTATTTATCTTTTATGATTTGACCGGGAAGCTTACGAATAACATTCCAATTAACGTAAACAAAAATGCCGGTCATTCCACCATGTTATAATTTTATTCCAAATACTTTTTATCGTTTTATTACTCTTATTTTTGTAAATAAATTTATAGAGGCTTGCTCAGACAACAAAGGGGGATTAGTGTAATCTGCTACTCTTTCGCAAGATATAGGATTACCGTCTATCCACTCTGTTAACCATTTGCCTTCTTTTGTTTTTTGAACCGTTACAGTCGGTTTCTGTTCCCTTTCGCTAAATCTTCTCTTCTTCCTGTTCTTCTTCATAATTTTGATTATCCTCTTGCTCTACGATCGCCCGGTGTTCCTCCGTTTTTAGAATTTCTACCTCGATTCTTTTTTCTGTGAACCATCCCACCTGTTGCGTGATCGTAATCATATTTACTTCCTACTTTGGCTTTCTTATTCCCCTTCTTTCGCTGTTGTCGTCTTTTTCTGTTTCTCTCTACCCTGTCTGCAACCGTCTGTTTATTGTACTTCTTATCTCTCTCCCTTTTCTTTTTTATTTGAGCCGGGGTCATCTTCCTCTTCTTGTATGACGGATGTTTTCCTGCGTTTCTGTTCTGTTTTCCTCTTTTGCCAACTTTATTCTTCTTGGCCATGAATATTATTTATTTTCTTTGATTATTTGGTTTGGTACTTGGATTTTTTTCAGAGGCTCTTCAACAGGACGTAGAACTCTGATTTCACCAAAAACCCCTAAATTAGTTTTGGTTTGAATGTAAGTTGCGCCATTTATGTTGACGAATCTCGTTTCTTCTTCAGAATATTTCCCACAAATACATTCCCCTTTGTGTTTACATTTTGTCATATTATGTGTTTTGCTCCGGCAGAAGGTCTCGAACCTCCAACTTCTACTTTACAAGAGTAGTGCTCTACCAATTGAGCTATGCCGGATTGTTGTCAGAGAGGTAAGATTCGAACTTACGACTTCTCGCTCCCAAAGCGAGTACTCTAACCGGACTGAGCTACTCCCTGATATTTTTATACACCTATGTGCTGTGCTCCGTTTCTAGCAAAACAACTACACAGAGCTACTTCGCTTGCAATAAGGGCAACAGAGTTGGTTATAAAATCTGGGTCTGGACTAAAAGCCTTTAGAGCCCTAGAAAACTTAACTCTAAATCCTCCATCATTTTCATCCTCTCTATAAGGCACTTTTACTAAGCATTCAAAATAAAACTCACCATTACGTCCAATTGGCCTAAGTTTAGGCTCCTCTATTGCTGGCATAGATTTGGGTAACAACTCCAATAAAACTCTTTCTAACTGACTCTTTAAATCCTCCATTATTTATTTTTAATTCCCAACATTGTCCTTGCCACCTAAACACTTGCACACGTTCAATTCCTCCCAGAATTTTATAGCACTTTCTTCAGTTGCTGTAACTTTCTTTTTATACTCTTTCAATATCTTAATGAATTCTTCTGTAGATACATTTTTATGGTGAACGCCCATATAATAATTTTCTTAGAGCTCCCTACAGGATTCGAACCTATAACCTCTGACTTACAAAATCAAAGCTCTGCCAGTTGAGCTAAGGGAGCATTCATTTTTAGAGGTCCCGAGGGGATTTGAACCCCTGATGATTTACGGTTTTGCAGACCGTTGCCTTCGACCGCTCAGCCACGGGACCGTATTATTTGTCAAGTATTTTGCGCAAGATACTTGACATTTAATTGTCATTTTCAAAAACTCCTCCTGAACAAGTTATTTTCCAACCGCTGGGATCTGGAACCCACCATCTGCCCGGATATTCTTGTACTGGAGGATAATCGGGATAATATGCGGGTTGGGCATCTTTAAGAGACTCTAAAATAGCAACAGCCTCTTCTACACTGTCTGTCTTAATTTTAATACCGTTATATTTTATCTTAATCATAGTCTATTTCAAATCTTCTCCGCAATCTTCTTTTAAAGCCTCCATCAAATTTATGGCAAGTGCGCAACTGCTTGAGTAATATTGTTCATTTAATTGAAACGTCCATTTAACTTCGCCGTTCACTCTTTCCGCTGTTATAGTCGCTACAATTTCTTCAGACATTTTAGCCTCCGTATCTCCTCCGTTTCCTTTCGGTGACATAAATACATTAGTCATAGAGACAAATAAGCACCATGCTAAAATAGATAGCACAAATGCTCTTACGGAGTTTGACGGTGTTTTCATATTAAACTTCTAATTTCATTTATTACGTTTTGATCTATATTTTTTGAAAAATGATCTATTGTCCCTATTTTAACCCAAGAACTTCCCTCAAAAATATTTTTAGTTACATAAACTTGTTTTGGATTTATAAATTTAAGCCTGTACCAAAAACCAAAGTAGTCGTTGTCAGATTCAATATACCTAATAGGTATCTCTTTTATGGCAGCCACTAAATAATCATGATCTGAAACAGATAAGATGTCAGAACTTATTAGAACATCTGCACTTTGAAACCAATCTACGTCAAACTTGATATCTATTTCGTTATATATCCCTTCTTCCTTCATTTTGGGCAACCCTATGATTCTAGCTTTAAAATCCATAGTACATTTATTATCTTTGAAGCGCAGACAGGACTTGAACCTGTGGCGTTCAGTCATATTATATTTTTAAGTATCCATTATCAAACTCCCAATGATGATTTTTACACATCCATATAAGATTGTCTAAATTATTTATATCCCCTATAGTAGCATCGTCACTAAAATCAGCTACACTTTTTATATGGCAACAATCCACATGTAACGTGTAACCGCAAATTTCACATTTAGACTCTCGGTCAGAATTTTTTAACGTATTTCTAGCATCCCTCTGTATAGAACTTCTGGCCGATTGATAATTAGAATTACGACTAAATAGCTCTCCTTTGGTAACATTTTTAAGATCCTTATTCCTACCTTTCCTTATTTTTTGAGCGCATTTATTACACCTTTTAGCCCGATCACTTATTTCCGCATTACATTCAACGCACTTATTTATCTTCTTGCGTGCTCTATTAGGGTTATTAAACGACGCTGAGCAAGAACTACCGCAAAACTTCTTTTTCCTGGCATCCGCATACATATACCTATTTCCATACTTCTTAGGTTTTATTATAGCTCCGCAATTGAGACACTTATTAGGATTAGATAAATACCTATCCATAGCATGTTTTGATGCAATGGAGTTCTTTGCCTTAGCCCCCATAGAAGCTACCTCTGATCTACTTAATTTGTTATCCACCTAATTGCCATTTACACCACCGCGCTTTGTCGTTATGTGGTCCCTGAAGGATTCGAACCTACGACCGCTTGAGTATCAGTCAAGTGCTCTAACCAACTGAGCTAAGAGACCTAATTTACTATACAGGAAGCTGTTACTGTTTTGCCGTTTGCATCTGTACATTGAACTGTATAAGTTCCGGCGCAGCACCCCGTTATTGTTTGGGTCGTTTCTCCTGTATTCCACTGATACGTGTAAGGGGGTTGTCCTCCTGTAGGTGTTGCTGTAGCTGTTCCGTTACAACCGCCTCCACCACCTGAACTAGCAGTAGCCGATGCCCCACAACCAAATCCAGCTGATGAACCTCTGCCACCGCCTCCGGGGACTCCGGGTCCTAAACCGCAGGCTGCTAAACACGCGTCAGCCCAATTTCTACATATTGCTGCAACTTCATTATACGGATAATCTCCTATTCCGTAATTAGAAAATTGAGTATGTCTCTGTATATGGGCATTAAGAGCTTGTCCGACTAAATAAACCCTTCGGTCATCATATGTCATCTTAACTTCGAGCGGCTGAGGTATGTTTACCTCAGTACTGGGACATTCTGGACAATTTACTATAACCTGCTCTTCTGCTTCTGCCATTTTATTTCATTTAAAAAAAAAATAGAGCGAATCTTCCGTACAGGACGTTAAGAGGACTCGCTCAAAGGGAAGGGGGTATCGATCTCTTGAACGGATCGGATGGGACGAGATTAATTTCTTTAATTAAACTTTGACATCTAATTGATAAGTCAAAGATACCCTAGTTGTGTCCGGATTATCGACAGTTCCTACGCCGTTAGATCTAGTTACTTTTTTCGGAGTCCCGTCATTAAATATTATTGTTATATTCTTAGTCACATTAATGATCCCATTCGGATATTTAGACTTAGTGCCCGCATTACTCGAATGTGGGTCGATATATTTAAATGGAATAACTGTATATCCATTTTCTTCATAACAATCTTTCAGTTCACATCTGGTACAAGATCCGCAGGAAAGTTTTATAGCACGAATATCTGATTTCTCACCTTCATAATAAAATTCCCCTTTAGCAGATCCCCCCGCCTTAGTAGTTCCGATATGAATCGTAGTATCTTTAAATCTATCTACGTATTCAGTTACTTTTGCTGTTTCCATTTACTACTTTAGTTTCTTTTTGATAAAATTCTATTCCAGTTATCTTTTTATACTCCCTCCATTCTTTCGCACTGTACATGGGTCCCCAAATAGGTTCCCCGTATTCATTTAACTTAGAGCATTCTGATTTAGGATCTAACATCTTCAAATACGTATCACATTTACACGGCTCTGTACACACACCCGTTCGAACACATTCTTTACACTCTGGATGGGTGTATCGATACATGAACTGCTCTATATACTCCTGCTTTAAATCATTTCCTATAATTTGACCTCTTAAATACGACCGGATATTCTTTAGCCTAAAGTAATATTTTATTGGTCTTCCAAATAACTTCATATCTTACCTTTTATAATTCTTATTGGAATTTGAAACAACTCTTCGTCAACAGGCTCATCTTCTTTGTTGAGTTTGTTTTTCTTAAATCTAAACTGAGCCAACTCATTTAATCCTCCGACAAACCTCGGGGGTTCCGGGTCATGAGGCGTAGGTTTTTGATTTTCAATCTTTTCCCTCCAACTTAACCACGCAGGATTATCTTCAGTAAGCAACAAATTATCTGTCAAATAAATCGTAGAACCCTCTATATATTCGTGATCGTCTGAGGGGTTAGCCTTCAACACCCGCGCATATGGGTAAGTATGAACTTTATATTTAATATCCTTCCCGGTCGGATCGTGGTTCAATATAATAGGGGTCTCCTCTTTCTCTGTGAATACTTGGATAATCACATCACCCGACCTCGGTGTTTCCACAATCTTGGGTTTAGGAGCTTTAAGCCACTTATCAAAACCCTTCTTATTTCTTCTGCTACTCATTAATATTTTATATTATATTTTTCCTCTAAATCTGTCCTTTTCCTCTCGGGCTTTTCTCTATGCCCCATGTATTTACCTCCTCCTAAATTATTCTGATAATAATCTTTGTAAGTTCGCATTTCTTCAACTACTCTGACTCTTATTCTCAATAGACGAACCAAATTTATTCTATGTCTATAATTCAAATGGGGTATTGTACATTTCCTACAAAAGTGTAATTGTCTAAATATTTCATTACTTATTCTCCTTTCATCCGGGACTAGTTTAAACCATCCATTAAAAATAACTACAGGAGCAAACTCATCATGAGCATATTCTCCTAAGGCTTTTTCATTATAATCCCAGATACGTTCCACTTCTTTAAGCGAAACGCCTTCTTCTTCGCTAACACGCCTAAGTATGTCCTGTATCCACTCAAACCTCATTTATGCTAATTCAAAATCCTCTACCCCGGGATGATTAGATACTGCTATTCTTAAACCCATATACGAAACCATATCTATAGTGTCATCATCGTCGCCCAATTCACTTAGGATGTAAGGGTTAACTATAATCCATACAGGAGTCTTTAAATTCTCATTAAAAAACTCCTCTTCTTTTCTCGCTATCTTATCCGCTAATGTCATCCTCAAAAATCATATCTAATCTAAATTCGGTCTTATCTAAACCAAAAGGGTAATGATACCCATAGTCGTCTTGACGCAACCATCCCTTATCCTTTACATTCTGCCTTAACGTGTAAACACTTCTCTTTTTTAAATTAAAAGTTTCTTCTAAATGTTTACGAGCAGCAGTACATCCCATATCTACTCCGTTTACTTCTAATAGTATGCACTCTGCTAAAAAATCCCTTTCAGAATCAATCAACTTAGCTGCTTCTATTGGATTTATAACCTCATAGATTCGAATTAATTTTTTAATAAAACTTCTTCTATCTGAATCCTTCTCTACTCTCGTTACCACACTCCGAAACTATTTAATTTTACAAATATAATACATTACCCCCGTTCTCAGCAACCACTCATTGATATTGAGGGTAAATTTACCTAAATATTTCAGTCCAGCGCATAGTATGCCCTACGTATCCTTTGCGAATCTGTAGTGGTAGTTTCTGAAAAAAATTATAATATGATTTATGGGTAGTTTTGTGTTTGCTGCTTTCCCCCGCTGCGAAGCGCGCGCATTGCCGTGGACGACCCATGCCGCCGGGGGCGGCAAAGAGGAACGATCAACTTAACCTAGATATATAGAGTATATTTTATTCAGAACCTACCCCTTAACTTGCGAACTCCCCCCTTTTTGCGAAGCAAGTAACCACCTCCCTCAAAAACCTCCCAACTATTATAAGAATAGACTGATATAAAAAAAGTTTTTGTGACGAAAACTTGATCTCAAAATTATTAGACTAAATTTGCTTTTAACTTTAGTTCAGAGTGGTTCGTGTTCGGCTTTGGTGGGGTGCGTCGTAGCAGTATACATGCAAAGGTACAAAAAATCCGGGAAATAAGCAACCCCTCATCGATATTTAGAATCATTCTAAATAAGCGATCTGATGTTAATAACTTTTGTTTATTTCGCTACAATCCAGACATATCCTACATTATAGGAGATTTTTCAATGTTAATAACTCACCTAAAAATGTTAATAACTCACAAAAAATGTGGAAAACTTTTTTTTTGAATGAGTAAAAATAGGCACTTTTCCATATATAATTTTATGCGAATATGTTAAAAAAGCCTGAAATATCAATGGGCGGTTGCTGAGATCGCCGATCTTTTTGTATATTTGTAGATAGTTAAACGAGTATTAAAATGACTTTAGAAGTTACAACTTTGTATGAAAATGGTAAACTAAAAGAATTCACTTACATAGTTCCTTCAGGGGATGATACAGGAGCTAATTTTCGATTAGAAGTAGATTTTCACGAATCAGGTCGCAAAGAGGTACGAGTAAATGCTGAAAGCTTCAGCACCGATTCTTTGGATTTTTTATTGAACGCATTATTAACGTTCAATAACACCACCGAAAGAAAGATAATATAAATGTTAAAGGAAGAATATAAAGAGCAACTTTATCGATATTTTGAATATCACATAAATAAAAATAAAAAACCTACGTGTGAAAATTGCGGGCTACCTTTATACGGAATGAATAAAAAGAATTGTGCTCATATACTGCCTAAGTCAATATTCAAATCTGTATCTGCTAATTTACATAATGAAATAGATTTATGCTCTACATTCGACAGACAAGATGGTTACACGGGGTGTCACGAACTATATGACTCTTCTTGGGTTACCGCTTCGAGAATGCCTGTATTCGAGTTAGCAAAGGAGAGGTTCAATAAATTTAAAGATCAAATAACCGAAAAACATAAAATCCTACAAAATTTCGAATAATGCTTAAAAAAAAGAAAAACATCAAAGTCGTAGATGAAGTAAAAAAGAAAGCAATAGAAAACCATGCTCAGCACGATAAGGAACTTAGAAAAATAATCAGAAAAAACGCCAGAGAGCTTAAAAAGGGAATGAGAGAGACCGCTAGGGATCTGAAAAAGAAAGGACTATGAAGTTAAAAGATACCAACAAAATAGCAGCTGCGCTGCAAATGGCTGCGGAAGGGTTGCAAAATTGCGATTTAGTTAGGTACTCAGTGGCAGAAGTAAAAGAGATAGACAAGATAAACGAAAAGTCTTTTCATTATCGATTTGATTTTGAAACAGTATACACTAAAACATATAGAGAAGAGGAAGAAGAGGAATGAAGAAAGCAATATTTACTGTAAACCTAAATAATTATGACCCTGAGCCGCTACCTGATCTGAATAATCCAGATTGGGATACGATCCTCATTACGGATGATATGCCCGAAAACCCGGAAGCATGGACTAAGGTTCATATAGTAGATGCTACAGACCGCCCTTCTTTGGAAGCTAAAAAATACAAATGGTTAAGTCATAAATTCTTACCCGAATATGATTTAGTATGTTATCATGATGCGAATCTTCAGGTGATCGGAAAGCTGCCGGATGCCCCATTCAGAATACGGCATCCTAAAAGAAATACAGTATTTGAAGAAGCTGTAGCGTGTATTCAGCTTAATAGCAGATACGGGGCAAAAGCTATAACTGATCAGGTAAACTTCTTCAGCCAACAGGGTTTCCCTGACGACAGAGGTTTATTTATAAATGGATTCTTTGCTCGTGTGCATGAACCTAAGGAAAATGAGCTGTGTGAAGCTGTATACAACACTATGCGGTTTTTTACCAGTAGGGATCAATTAGCCTTACCTTATGTAATGTGGAGACAGAATTACCAGCAGGATTATTCAAATGTCTTACCCCCTTCGTTTTTCAGCATAAACTTAGAAGTTCGCGGACATAATAAACAATCCCCCCGAGTTTATTCTAAATCTAATGTCCATCATATTACGCCAGCAAGATCAGATAAAGATTTCGGTAAAGCTATAAACGACTTAATTCGACCGTTACCCGAGAGCGATTGGGTCGTCCTCAGAGATATAGACACTTTACCGTTATTACATGCAGAGTTCATCAAACAATGTGAGGATATAGCGAATAAAGGCGAATACGGACTAGTGGGGGCAATTACGAATAGATCTGGTCACCCTTGGCAAGTACATAAAGAATTATCTGATAACCCGGATTTTTCTTATCATATGCAAATAGCTATAGATCGTTATGAAGAATGGGGATCTACTGTATTAGAAACCAATCAACCTATAGCCGGATTCATGCAAATGTTTCCTAAGTCAGTTTGGACAGAAGTAGGGGGTTTCCGAGAAGGTTCTATTATGTTTTCTGATGGTTTATTAGATCATATTTTTTGGAAATCAATCCAAGAATCTAGATATAAGATAGGAATAGCGCAAGGAATTTATTTATGGCATACCTATCGGTGGGGCAAAGGCGTAAAAGACAAAACTCACCTTGTATGATATTTTCAGTAGACATAGACGTATATAACCAATCCTTGATATTCCTTTTAGAGCACTACGACGAAAAGTCAAAAGAATGGTTCAAAACAAACTTCTCTGAAGAAGATTACGAAATCATAAACTCCGCATTCGAGGACCCTCCCGAATATAACACATTCTCAGGACGATTCTACACGCTTGAAAACCAAGCCACCATAATCTACTGCCCGGAGTTCGACTTCTCTCACCTTTACTTCAGCATCTTGGCGCATGAAATTTACCACGCCACGAGCCAAATCCTATTCTCCAGAGGATTAAGCCATACAGAAGAAACAGAGGAAGCCTTCGCTTATCTCAACCAATATATACACAGCGTTTCGCTGAAAACACTTTTCAAACAATGGAACAATGAAGCAAATGACAAAGATACCGAGGAAATTTCGCAGACAAGCGAAAGCGAAGCGAGTTAAACAACAAAAGAAAGAAATTGACGCATTCTTAGCAAACCTTAGAGAACAAATGCTTAGAGGCGATTATTCAGGACTTCAAGGAAAACAAGAGGAAGAATGAAAGATATGTGGGCTATGAACGCCATACTCAACTTACCCGGTCACCATTCAATAGCAGCTGTAGCTGTATATCTATCCACGTTTGATGGAGAACTAGTCATATCAGACTGCGATAAAGCAGTGAAATTATGTTTAGAGTCTTACAGTTTTGATGACTGTATTAACACGTCACATAAGATAGATGTCCTTTATAAGGTCATATCAGAACTAAAAAATCGTTACGATAAAATCGTATCAATCAGATCTGAATACCCGGATATATCTGACCCTTATTCTAAGCGAGAAGAATGGTCAGAAAGAGAAAAAGAAATGATTGATAAAATAAATAAGGTACTCCAATGAGTTGGAAGATAAGTTGTCAGTTTGAGGGGAAAGAGGAAGATATCTGGAAAAACTACCATGGCTTCATTTACAAAATAACAGATCAAAACGGCAAATTCTACATAGGTCGAAAAGCCTTCCAAAGTAGGCGAAAGAAAAAACTTACTAAAAAAGAGCTTGTCGAAATAACAGATAAACGCTTAAAAAAATGGAAATGGGACATTAAGGAATCCAATTGGCGCGAATACAATTCCTCGTGCAAACCCTTAGTGGCGGGGATCGCTGAAGGATCTATCGAAGTCAGCAAAGAAATAATAAAACTAGTAGAGAGAAAAGAACAGATGACTTATTACGAAACTAAGGCGCAATTCGAACATAATGTCTTAGAAGTAGATAGTTACAATCAAAACATCCTTGGTCGTTTTTTCAGGAAAATATTAGAATGAAAACTTGTAGTAAGTGTAATATAAAAAAGCCTTTATCCGATTTTTATAAACATCCGAATACCAAAGACGGTTTGGACTATTCCTGCAAACAGTGTAAACTCGAATATGCTAAGGAGTACAGAAATAAATTGGACAAAAATGAGGTTAGTGAGTATTTCAACAAATATAGAAAAGAAAATAAAGAGCAATTAAAGCGTAGTAAGGCTGAGTATTATCAAAAAAATAAAGAAAAGATTTCTCTCTATTACAAGGAATACTATAAAGAAAATAAAGAAAAAGTAATAAGGAGAAATAAAAACTGGGTTAACAAAAACAAAAAAAGGGTATCCCTTCAGCAAAAAGTTTGGAGAGAAAAAAATAAGGATCGTGTGTCAATCTCTCAAAAAAATTGGGCGAAAAAAAATAAAAAGAAAACAAGTAGAAGAGCTAAAGAGCGATACAGAAGCGACCCTCGATTGCGGTTAATTAATATTTTAAGCCGCAGATTAAAATCATTACTAAAAGGTCATCGTAGCAAGCATGCGGAAAAAATAATTGGATTATCTTCAGAGCAATTAAGGAAATATTTAGAAGATAGATTTGAAGAAGGTATGACTTGGGATAATTGGGGACAACATAAATTAACTAACGAGGAGCCTATGTGGAATGTAGATCATATCATCCCCATATCTTTTGCTGAAACAGAGGAGCAAATTAAAATTCTTTCTGACTTTAGTAATCTGCAACCTATGTGGGGAGAGGCTAATATAAAAAAGAATAATAGAATGATAATTAATGATGAATTATTGACCAAAGAGGAATTAATCAACAAATATAAAACAGAAGAAGAAAATTTAGGTAAATTTTTTAGAAGAATCTTACAATGAAAAATCTTAATTTAATAAAAGGTCAGGGTATGACGATGGAAGAATTATGTGAAAAATTTGGAACGGAGGTATGCGAAGAAGAGCTTCGTAACGTGAAATATTTTAGGGATATCTTAGAGTATTACGAACACGAATACGTAACTTCAGAAAAACGATATTGGACTGAAAAAGAAGAACAAATCTTCGACAGAGAGCCGCGAAGATGGAACTCGGACCAACTAAGACTGATGCTCTTAGAAGTATCTGATAAATACTTAGATATGCCAGATGAAGAACTAGCTGACATTACTCCATTCGATGTATTAAACGATATAAATAATTTGATTTGAAGTTATACTTTGATGGGTCTGTGTATAAAACCCGTTACGGATGCGGCTGGATACTAAAGAGCGACGACGGATGGACTATACAGCAATGTTATTTCGGAGGAGAACATGAAAGAATGTCATCACTTAAAGCCGAATATATGGCATTAAAAGACGCTCTACAATATCTAATAGACAATCCTCATATTAGATTCAGTCAATTAGAGATTATTGGGGACTGTAAACTATTAATTTCCCAGATGGCGGGCAAAAGAAAAATAGGTCGAGGCATATACAAACAAACAGCAATACACACTACATCATTAATAGACAAATATTTTCATAACAACTTAACATTCGCATGGACGAGAAGAGAGAATAACTGGAAAGCGGACAAACTAGCGAAAAAGGGGCTGAAAGAAAACCAATGATCCATTTATAATAGGTAGATATCCTTATTAATACTAAAGCCTCTCCCTTATGGGTGGGGCTTTTTTTATTTACCCCCGGGTCTTTCTGTTAAAAATTAGTACCCCCCCCCCTATGTAGGAAGTTTTTATCCTTTTGAGTTATGTCTGATTGATATTTCATCCTTTTTAGTTATATCTGATTGAAATTTCATCCTTTTGAATTATGTCCGGTTGTTTTTCAGTCGGTCTGATATTTTACCCTTTTGAATTATGCTGGGTTATCTTTCAGTCAATCCAATATTGTGGCGGTTTGTGCGTTGGTGGGGTCCCGCCTAATCACTCCACCCCCCAAAACCTTAATTTTTAAACCGCCCCCCGTTAAAACTTAAAACAATTTCTCCTGGTGAATAAACAATCCATCGACCAATATGACTTTCACGTTAAAACTTTGTTAAAAGATAACATATCTATTAACACTACATCCATCGACCTTTCACATGATCTTTTTCTCTAATGTGATCACTAATATAGCATATAAGCGGTTAACGGTTAACGGGTAAACTTATTAATAATTGATACCTATAAAGCCTTAAACAAAATAATATTTGCCATGGTGAAGTATTTTACCGGGATATTATTTGACTTGATTTTGCGATAATTTAATTTTGGCGAATATAATGTTTTAATGATTAAATATAACCGAATATTAGATAAGATAGGGCTATAATAGGGCTATGTGAGGTATTAATAGGGCTATAATAGGGCTATGTGAGGTATTAATAGGGCTATAATAGGGCTATGTGAGGTATTAATAGGGCTATAATGTAGGTTATTGTTAGATTATTGGCGTTATTTGATGGGAGTGG